CTATACCGGCAGCTTTATGCGTAGCATCATTGCTGTTGGTGGTAGCGACGGGCTTTGCCGTGGGCTGCGCTTTACCAACAATTTTGGGTATAATGTTCAGGCCGGTGGCATCGACACGCACGCTGCCGCGCATGATGTTTTGATTTCCGGTAATACGATTATGTGGGGGCCGCAACAAGCTCCGGGCACAAATCAGGACGGCGTATACATAAATTGCAGTTGCCCCGTCGTAACAAACAATTATTTCTACAATGTTCATCGCGCGGGTATTATCTGGCAGCCTAATGCCTATACGACGCTCACTGTTCCTATTTCAGGTGTCTTCGATAATAACGTCGCCTACGCCGGGACGCTTGCATCCGCCACGAATGGCTGGGGCATCTTAGTGCAGACAGGCGCAGGGACGGCGGCTGGCGGCTATACGTTCGCGCCGGTTTCTGGCGTTACTATCGCGCGCATGAATAGTTCTGGGTTCTACAATAACGTCGCAGTGCAGGCTGATAAATCAGCTATCAATAACGTGGCTATCTCAGACTGCATGTGTCTGGGGGCTATGACCGGCGATGGAACCTATGTCTACGGGTCGACGGCGGCGATTGCTGGCGTCTCAATCACAGGCGGCCATCACGAGACAAGCAACGCTGGCGGCGCGGGTATTCATTTAATAGGCACTTCCGGCAATCTTGTCTCGAATTGGCGCATATCAAACGCTGATATTAAACGCACTTCGGCAACGCCGTGGTATGGGATCTCGCTTGATTACACGTCGAGCGGTATCGAATCCAATACGACATTCGACAGCGGTATTGCGCAGAATTATCGGTATCTTGTATCGGCCAACTGCACCGGAACGACGTTTGACTACCGCAAGAATGTTGCCGTCACGGTGGACGCAAGCAACACTTATACGGTTGTCGATGCCGATTATGATATTATTGTTAATCGTGCCGCTACCGTAACGCTCACGCTTCCCGATGCTACTAAATGGACAGGCCGCGCGTTGAATATCAAGACGGTTCAGGCCCAGCTTGTCATTTCAGCGTCGTCGAATGTTATTCCGATAACAGAACCCTCGACGGCCGGAACTGCTATTCTTCCCGCTACAGACGGCGCTTGGGCGCTTCTTCGCAGCAACGGAACGGCTTGGGTCGTTATGGCGAAAGGTTAATAAATGACCGTTACGTCCACAGTCTTAATTCAAGCTAAGACCGCTGCTGTCGCAGACACGACGCAATATACGTCGGCGGGATTGACAACAATCATAGACAAATTTACCGCCGTAAACACAAGCACGACAGTTGCGGCTACGATCAGCGTTCATCTTGCTACGACGGGAGAGTCCATATCGGGCTCGAACATACTAGTTAAAACCAAGAATCTTCAGCCTTTGGAAACATATACTTTTCCTGAACTCGTAGGTCATGTATTGTTAGCCGGAGGGTTGATCTCGACGGCGACCAGCGCGGCAACCATAACGATCAGGGCTAGTGGAAGGATTGTGACGTAATGACGACGCGGATAGTTCCGGACCGCGCGACCGCTCTTAAAATTGGTTACGTCGCGACCGACTGGAATTATCCGATATCGTTCGAAGAACATGTTGAACGGGCGAAGGACTGGAATGTAGATCTTATCGAGCGCGACGGGCAACCAATAGGCGCTATGTTTGAGAAAGACGGCGAAGTCCACTGTTCCATACTGCCCGAATGGCGGCGCAAATGGCTGACAAAAGGGCTATTAAAGCAAATTATTGACCGCCCAGAATTTCATACGCGAGTGGACGATGGCCATGACTATATGTATGGTATTCTGGCGCGACTTGGCATGGTAAGCCGCCCTGACGGCACGGTAGGAAGGATCTAACTATGGGTTGGGGAGCAGCGGCTAACGCTCAAAATCAAGCGACGCAGATGTCTATGATGCTACAGGCGCAACAGGCCGCACAGGCTCAAGAAGCGCTTCAGCGGGGGCAGCAACAGGCAACGGCTGCCTATCAGCCCTATCAACAGTTTGGCACTGAATCGACCAATCGACTGGCCGTCCTTATGGGTCTGCGCCCCGGCGAAGGCTACGGCAGTATTATGGAGCAGCCGACGATCAACCAGCTCCAGATGGACCCTGGCTATGCGTTCCGCGAACAGCAAGGAATGCAGGCGGTCAATCGTTCGGCGGCGGCGCAGGCGGGGCTTCAGTCTGGCGCGGCGCTGAAAGCGGCGCAGCGATTTGGGCAAGATCTGGCCAGCCAAGAATACGGCAACGCCTACAATCGCTTTATGCAGAACCGTCAGAATCAGATCGGACTCTTGCGAGGTGGCCAGCAGACCGGCTTCGGCGCGGCGCAGGGTATCGGCAATGCGGCCATCGGCACTGGCACCAACCTAGCACAGAACTATCAGAATCTTGGCCAAGCGCTTGGGCAAGGCTACGCTAACATCGGCGCAGCCAATGCGTCCTCTTACATGGCTCCGACCAATTTATTGGCGTCGGCGCTTGGTCAAGGTATTCAAGCTGCTGGTTATGCTTATGGACGGAGGCCGCAATAATGGCCGTTCAATATACACCCATTCCTGAGTTTCAGGTTCCTAATATTAATTTTCTTGGTGCTATGGCGCAGGGCGAAGCCTCGCGATTGCAAGAAATTCAAGCCGCCAAAGCTGCGCAGGCTATGGAGTTGCAAGGCAGAGCCGCGCAGCGTCAGGAAGAAGAATCGGCGCTTAACGCCAAAACAAAGCTGCAAGAGCTTAATGAAAAGATCCGCGCGCTTGCCATGTCGCGATTAAGCGCCGTTCCTGAAGGCGATCAGGAAGCCTATCTCAAAACGATTGGCGAGTTTAAGGACATTTTCCCGTCTGAATACGATGTGCTGTCTAAGCGCAAATGGGACGCCGATACGCGTCGCATGGTGTTGTTGACGCCGGAACAACAGTATCAGCAAGAAACTAAAGACGTGACTTTGCCTAGCGGCGAAACGCAGACGATGCGCTATCCTAAATTTGGTGGCGGCGGCGCTGCGCCGATCAATGCGCTGCGAAGCGCCGCTAAATTAGAGCCGATTGAAGACGCCAATAAAAATATTCTTGGCTACCGCGTAGCGGGGACTGGAATCACAAAGACGCCCGAAGAAGCGGCGCAATATGATTACACGATGGCGCGTGAAGGCACCGGCAAAAATCCGCGTTCGTCTGCGCAGGGTATCGGGCAATTTATTGACAGCACGTTTGTCGATACTTACCGCAAGACTTTCCCCGACCGCGCTAGAGGCATGTCTACGCAACAGATCCTCGCGCAGCGCGGCACGATGATTGACGGTGCGCCTGTTGAGCAACCTATGCTTCAGGCATTTACGGCGGCTAATCAGCAGCGCCTACGTGACGCCGGTTTCCAGCCGTCAAAAGGCAATACTTATCTGGCTCATTTTGCTGGCCCTGAAGGCGCTATTGATGTGCTGTCAGCGGCTCCAGATACGCCTGTGTCTGAATTGTTGTCGCCTAAAGCGATAAAAGCTAACCCAGAAGTATTTGCCAAAGTTAAGACGGCTGGCGATCTTATTCGTTGGGCAGGTGGCGCTGGGGGCGGGACGGCTAAGACTGAAGGCCTGCGCGAACCGCTGCAATCTTACCGTCCCGCACCGATTGGCACGGAAGATTACACGGCGCAAAAGAGCGCTCTCAAGTTTCTCGACGCGATTGAATACGATCCTGAGACGGGCAATAGTCGTCCTGCGCAGCTTCTGGAAAGCGTTAAAGGCGGTCGTCCGGCTCAAGTGATGTATGGTCTAGCGCGAGCATTTGGCGTTTCAACCGCCGGGACGCGCGCTGAATCACGACTTAGCGCGGGGCAAAAACAGGCCCTTCTTGCCAAAGTTGGCGACAACATGGGCGGTCGCAGCTTCACCGACGAAGATCGTCGGTTTGTTATGGAAGCCATCGGCGGACTTGACGATACGGCAGTTCCAGTTGGCGACCGTCTGTCGCGCTTCGACGAAGCCATCCGTATGTTCGCAAATCGCGCGGCGGTGCCGTATAAGGCTGCGCCGCAATTGGAACGACTTTCGTCGTTTGGTGGTCGTGAGATTCAACGTCCTGCGCCGTCACGCGGACAAGCCGGCGAGACGCCCGCGCCGTTGGCCGCGCCAGAAGTAGGCGAAGTTCGTAAAGGCTATAAATTTAAAGGTGGCAATCCCGCCAGTCCGTCTAGCTGGGAAAAACAGTAATGGCCGGCCCTTGGGAAGATTACGCTAAAGAAGAGGGCCCGTGGTCGGAATACGCGGCGGCGCAGCCATCTATTTTTGAAGCTAAACCAACCGAAAATGTGTTAGGGCTGCCTAGCCAATATGGCTCGGCATCGGAAGCTTTAAGCGGTCTTATGGACATTGGCGCTATGATCGGCGCTGGCGGAACGGTCGCGGCTAAACAAATTGTTGAAAAGCCCTTGCAGCCTCTCGTTGACGTAGCGCGTGGCGCTGTTGCGTTGCCGATGATGGCCGGTCAGGCTGCGATGGGTGACGTGCAGGCGCAGCAGCAATTGCACGGTCTGCCGGCGGACATTTATCAGAATTACGCGCAGGCTTATGGCTCTCCTAAAGCTGCGTTTATGACCGCTGCTACTGAACCTGGGCGCTTTGCTACGGACATTATGTCTATACCGGCGCTCGGCGGCGCAGCAGCGACGGCTGGCCGTGCTGTTGGCGAAGGCGCGCTCGGCGCTACCCGTGCTGGGCTTAATCGTTTGCTGCCTATTACCCGCGATGAAGCGGCTGTTCAAAACCGCCTTGCGGCTTTGACTGGCCCTGCCGCTCCGACAGAGATTCGCGCCGCCTATGAGCAGGGCGTGCAAATGCCTCGCACGCCAGGTATGCCCGCACCTACGCTTGCTGAAGCGGCTGCGGCTGGCGGCGTCGAGTTACCTGGCTTGGCGGCACTTGAAAAAAGTTATGCTGGCGTTGAAACACCGGAAGCTCGCGCGCTTGCCGCCAGACCGGCGCAACAGGCGGCGGCTATCCGCGATCAGTTGGCCCGCGTTGATGCGGCTATTCAAGACCGCGCCGGCGCGCTGTCGCCAGAAGAGATGGCTAACCCGCGCATTATTCGCGATGTGCCGTTACGCAATCTGGCTGAAGAACGTAAAGCGCTTGAAGTTAAACTTGGCGCGCTTCAAAAGCAGCTTCCGGCGACGGATCTGTTTGAACGTGGCGTAGGCATTCAAGCGGCGGCAAAAGAAGGCGAAGAACTCGCCAGCCAAGAAGTCAGCGAAGCATTCAAAAAACCGTTTGCTGGCAAATGGGGCGCCGCAAAAGAAGATATCGCCCCTGTTGTGAAGCAAGCCGAACGCATTCTTGCGGACCCGACGGCAGAGTTTTCGCCGGCCACTGTTCCAGAATCTTTGGCCGAATCCATATCTAAATTGCGCCCGCAGGCAAAAGGTGATTGGGTTTCGCTGGGTGAAGGCGCGGGGTATTTTGCCGAACCTACTGAAGCCGCGCCGGTTATGGCGTCATTCCGCTCAATCGGCAAACTTAACAAAGCCATAAATGCTGAATTGTCCTCCGTTTTTAGGGCTTCTCCTAATGATGTTAAGGCCAATACGCGTAAAGCGCATTTGCTTGGGCTTAAAAAAAGACTGACCGATATTGTCGAGTCCAGCGAAACTATACCCGAAGAAGCGCGCGCAGCATGGAAAGACGCTAATAAGGCTTTTGTCGATAAAATCGTAAAGCCTTATCGGACGGGCGTGTCTGGCGATTTATTTCGAACAAATATCAAGAATGAAACGGTTCTACCGCCAGATACGACCGTGGCTAAATTTTTGTCTAATGGCCGCAATGCACGGCAATTTGCGACGACCTTTGGCGATAATCCGGCGGTCATGTCGGACGTAAATGATGCTGTTCTCGCAATGGCGCGTAAAAAAGCCGTTAAAGATGGCATCGTCGACCCCAAAGCGTTAGCATCTTTTGCTGAAAAATATCGTGAGCCGTTAGATATAATAGGCTCCGATATTAATGATATTATTGAGCAAGTTCAGCGCAATGCGGTTAGAATGCAGAAAGGTATCGCTGATCTAACCGATCAAGCGACGGCGCTCAAAAAGACGGACTGGCGAGCGCTTGTGGACAGCGCCGTAAAGTCATCGCAGGAAATGAGCTTCCTTAAGGAGCGTCTACGTAAATCGCCGGAAGCGCTTGAGGCTCTGGCCAAAGAAGTGTCAGACCGCGTGCTTACCAATGTCAACGCTGGCGAGCCTAAAGCCGCGCTTGAGATGCTGGACAGCCAGCGCCGGGCTATCATTGGCGCAGTCGGTAAAGAACAATACGACGCGTTGCGTGAACTGGCGACGGATCAGTTGCGGCTCAAAGAAGTTGAAAAGATTGCGCCTAAAACAGACGCGCAGCTTCGTGCTGACATCAGCGGATTTACCGACGCGCAAAAGACGGATCTTAAAGTCGCCATTGATGACATCCAGCGCATGAAGCAGATGGAGCGTTTGGCGGCTAAAGCGCCGTCCAATCTTGGTGAACAAGTCGCCGAAGAGGCGGCTTTTCAATGGTATAATCCGCTTTCTTACCCTTACAATCTTATTCACGCCACGCAGCGGTTTCTTAAAAAACGTCAAGAATCGCGCGTGTCAGCGTTGATGGCTAAACTGATAGCTGAAGATCCTGAACGGATGCTACGCATTCTTGAGACAGGGCGTTCTAAACCGTTACCGCCAAAGACTGCGCCGGCTAAGCCGCGCGTGCCAGCGGCATTAGGGTCTGTGTCGATTTTCAACGCAATGGCTGACAGCCAAAACCGCAACGCGATGGCGAGATGATAATGGTCGAATATCAAGTTCTCTTTGACGTGGCCATTGGCGTGATCGGCGTGCTGGGCGGTTGGACGCTCAACACCGTCTGGGCGGCCGTAAAAGATCTTCAGCAAGCCGACAAGGAACTGGCAGAAAAAGTCGGCCAGATTGAAGTGCTAGTCGCCGGGCGCTATGTGACCCGCGAGGACTTTAACCAGGTGCTGAACCAAGTCTTTGAAAGACTAGACCGCATCCGTGACTTGGTGAGCCGCCAATGAAAGAGAATTACGACACCGCGCTGAAGGCGACGCTGCGCTACGAGGGCGGCAAGGTCGATGATCCGCGCGATCCTGGCGGACGCACGGCCTACGGCGTCACACAGAATACCTACAATGCGTGGCGGGCCAAGCACGGGCTTAGCCAAAAGGACGTATTCCAGATCGCTGACTCAGAAGTCGCGGCGATTTACAAACAAGAGTATTGGGACAAGATCCGGGGCGATGATCTGCCGGATGGTGTCGACTTCGCCGTGTTTGATTTCGCCGTTAACAGCGGCGTCAGCCGCGCGGCTAAGTATCTTCAGTCTATCGTTGGCGTGCCGCAGGACGGCATGATCGGGCCGAAGACGATTCTCGCCACTAGATCTTATCTCGGCAACAAAATCACCGACAAACGGCTTGGCTTCCTGAAAGGATTGTCTACATGGGCTACCTTTGGTCGTGGCTGGTCAAATCGGATAAACGACGTTTATGCTGTTGTGCGGGACTTATGCTCGCGCTGACAGGTTGCGCCGACCTTAAGTATTACGAATGTATCGCGCGCGATAGCACATCGCGGCCGTGTAACTAAAAGAGGCTAAAATGTTAGTTAACTGGATGACCACGATTCCCGGCATTCTGACGCTGTTGTCCGTGCTGTTCCACGCTTGGCAGACCAAAGACGTGAACTGGACGGATCTCCAGAACGCGCTCGTCGCGCTGGGCCTCGTCGCGGCTAAGGACTGGAACGTGACCGGCGGCAGCAAGCCGAATGATTGAAGGGGTCAGGTCGCAGCGCCAAAGACTGTTGATGAAACTGCCGATGATCTTGATGCTGGCAAGTTTTAGTGGTTGTGCGTCGACCAGCAGGTGTCCCCCGCTGGTCGACTATCCGGCCGAACTCCAAACCAAAGCGGCCAAAGAGTTACGCGCTCTCCCCAAGGACAGCGCTGTTGCTCGTCTTATCGTCGACTACGGCCAGCTTCGCAGAACGTGCCGCCTTTAAGTCTTTTTTGGCTTTATAAACCACATCCTGAAGCCCGCGCGCTTGCGCATAATCTTCAGCAAACGTCGCCGCGAACAGCTCATAGTTTACCGCGTCAACATGGCTGTCCATGTGGGTAGGCGACGCAAACGCGCGCGCATTCTTAACGCAAGCCAGAATAATCGCAATTTCGTAGGGGTGAAACTCGCGCCCTAGACGCAGCGTGGCCAGATCGGCCGCAAGCTGGAAATTGTTCTCGATTCCGCCATATCCCTGACCGCGTTGGTCAATGATCTTTGCAGCTTCATACAGTAGTTCTTGAGGGTTCATTGTCGTTTTCTCCTATGGTCTATGATATTCACCAAACACATTTGCCGCCGCTTTGGCATAAGCTGCGGTAGCTTCTTCGACCGTATTAAACCTACCTATTTGTTTACCAAGTATAAGCGCCTTATACTTGTTTCGTTTACGGTCAAAACGAACACACTTTACGCCGCTCTTGCTATCGCATCTCACCAATGTATTTGCTTGATTCTGAGACTTTGTAGCCGCACGTAAATTCTCTATTCTGTTATTGGCTTTATCCATGTCTATATGGTCGATAAACTTATCCGGCCATGCACCGTTAACATAAAACCATGCCAAACGATGCGCCATATAAAGCCTATAGCCTATGGATATGACTACATATCCTGTCGATTTACGAATTGTCCCCGCGACATCGCCCGGCTTCAATCTGTTTGCTTTAGGTTTTATCCACGTAAAAATGCCAGTTTCTGCGTCATACCGCAGCGACTCTCGCAGTTTCTCAAGGGTTAGCAGTTCTTTCTGTCTCATTGATAAGACTCATAATGGCCGCCCTTTCTCGCAACATGCGCAGCACCGTATAGCGCTGATGCAGTCGCACTAAGATGGTTGACCGGCGGGCGTGCCTAGTCTCATCTTCCAGTAGGTCTAAGACCTCCTGTTCCGTCAGATCAGCGAGCTGATCGTTAAGCGATTTCCAAGTGACAGGTTCTGTCATTTCAACTCTTCCAAGGCTATTTCAGCCAATGTCCGTTTATCGTGTAGCGCGGACCATATTCGCTCGTCAATAGTTTTATTACACATGATGGCGTAGCACCACACGTCGCGCGTTTGACCGCTGCGGTGCAGCCGGCCCACCGTCTGTTCGAACAGCTCCAGCGACCACGGCAGCGACAGGAAGATGATCTTGTTACCGCCGAACTGTAGGTTCAAGCCGTGACCGGCGCTCTTGGGATGAATCGCCAGCAGTTCGATCTTGCCGGCGTTCCAGCGCTCGACAGCGTTTGGCGCGTCAATCGTCGTGACATTAAATGACCGCTGAAGCTCGGCTAGTTCTTCTTTGTAATTGTAGACGACGATGGTGTTGTCTCGCTGATTTTCGTCGAGGATGTCTCGGAGAGATTCAAACTTTTGGCGTCCAAACCACTGAGCATTGCCTTGGCTATCATAAGCGAAGCCGGACGTGAGCTGCTGAAGTTTGTTTGTGACAGCAGCCGCTGTTGGAGCCGTGATCTCTTCATGCACGTAATCCTTTTTCATGTTCTCATAGGGCTCGCGGTCGTCGAGATCGCATCGGATCTGCACGACATGGAGCGGCGGCAGCTTGTCCTTATACTCGCCAGGCTCTAGCACATAAGTCGCCGGCTTGATCGCCTCCATGACCTTCGGGAGCGCCTGCGGCAGCGGCTCCCATTGGCCGTAGTCGCGATTCACGCAATAAAAGTATTGCTGCAAGAACGCGCCTTTGCTACGGCCCAGCAGCGTTTGATCGACGACCTTGCATTGTCCGAACGTATCTTCTAATCCATTCGACGTGAAGCTTCCGGTTAATCCCCAACGAATCTTGAACTGGTCGAGGATCTTGAGCAGGAACTTAAAGCGTTTGCCGGACGGGTTCTTAAGCCGCGTCAGCTCGTCGAATACAATACCGTCGAAGTCTTTAGGATCTATCGACGGGATGTTGTCGTAGTTGGTGACAACTATATCCACGTCAGCGGCGAATGCTTTCTTACGTTGCGCCGGTGTGCCGACCGCCACGGCCATGCTCATGTGTTCGGCCCATTTCGGCTTTTCCACAGGCCAGACAGATGTGCAAACGCGCTTCGGCGCGAGCACAAGCCAGCGGTCACAATGACCTTTGCTGGTCATGTCCGCCATCGCTGTCAACGTGATCGCAGTTTTGCCCGCGCCGACCGGCGCGAGGATCATGGCTCGGTCGCGGCTGAAGAGGAAGTCGGCTGCGTCGTGTTGATACGGTCGTAAGTCCATCTATCCACCTGTTCGCGATTCCAGAGACACGCATAATTTTGATTAAGTCTACGCATGTCTTCAGCGAATATCTTTTGCAGCGCAGATAACTTGCCACCATCTTTTTTTAACTCTACAAACCACGTCTCGCCGTTTGGTAGACATACAATGCGGTCACTGACGCCGCGATTTGATAGAGAGTTAAACTTATAAGCTATGCCGTTAAGCGATTGAACCGACTTAACAAAATAGCGCTCGATGTCTTTTTCTAGGTCTTGCATAAAAATATCTGTTGCATGTTCGTAAAGAAAAGTCTAGTGTCGAATCACTGAAAGGTAAGGTAATGGCACATAGCAACATCGTCGGCGGTTCAACCGCCAAGCGCTTAATCCGGTGCCCCGGTTCGCGGGCGCTTGTGAACACAGTCCCAGAGAAGCCCAGCAGCAAATACGCGGAAGAAGGCTCGCGTCTGCATGACGCGATGCACATGATCTTGTCGCATGGCGGCAGCGTTGAGGACTATCCTGATAATGAGAAGTTAATCCTAGCTCTTGACTCATTAAATCAGATCGACCCTAATAATGAGCTTGAGTTCGCTACGGAGGTGAATGTCCATTTTAACGACTTTCTTGCCGGAGTTTACGGTTCTTGCGATCTCGCTGGCCGTATTCGCAATCGTGCGGTAGTCCTTGACTGGAAGTTCGGGGACGGCGTCGCGGTAGACGCTGAAGAAAATGAACAGCTTATGTTCTATACGGCCGCAGGTATGCGGACGGAAGAACTGCGCTGGGTGTTTGAAGGCGTTGACGAGATCGAACTTGTCATCGTTCAGCCGCCGTATGTAAAGCGTTGGCTTACAACGCCGGGCCGCATTAAGGCGTTCGAGCGCACGCTGTATGATGCTGTGCAGGCGTCATTCAAGCCTAACCCTAGGTTCGAAGCTGGCGATCATTGTCGCTGGTGCGCGGCCAAGCCTGTCTGCCCTTTGCTTACAGGTCAGCTTGAGCGCGCTGTTGCGACTAAGGTTAAAGCTATTGATGTGGAGAAAGTCGGCAATGCTCTGGCGTTTGCGATCCTTGCGGAAGAATGGGCTAAAAGCGTGCGTGAACTGGCCCAGACGATGCTGGAGAATAACGCGCCCATCGACGGATGGAAGCTTGTCCCCAAGCGCGCCACTCGTCAATGGGTTGATGCTGAAGGAGCGCGAGAGGCTCTTGAGCAAATGGGACTTGACTCCGAAGAATTGATTGTGACGGAACTGAAATCGCCGGCGCAAGTCGAGAAAGTGCTGAAAAAGCACAAGCTCGAACTGCCGAAAGATCTGGTCGTCGCAGTCTCAACAGGTAACACGATAGCGCCGGAGAGCGATCCCCGTCCTGCCGTGCTTACTAT